CCCGCTTTGCGGTAGTATTCAGAAACCTTTCGGTTTACTACCCTTCAGCCGCACCCTTAACTGGGCACGGCCGTCCACCCCTGTTGTAGTTTATCACGACGGGGTATCGTGTAATTGCCAAGGACTGGCAAGTCTGGCGACGATCTGGAGAGTACCGAGAGCAAAACGCACTCAGTATCCAAAGTCTCCTTTATCTCTGATGGTAACCAACCACCATAGAAGGTGACTTTGTGCGTCTGGGGGTTAATAAAAACACCCCGAACGTCTTCAGAATCGGCTAATGGAGAGCTCGTAACTTTCGTTAAGAGGTCTTCATAACCAGGATGACGTACGGAAATATTCCGTGGCGTCGATTTCCACGCTCTGACCTCGTAGGTATGCGTATTCCGGTTAAACCGGAACTTCGCCTTACTATTACGGTTGAGCGTACGGATCTCCTTGTCACTACGTACGAATGCTATAACGCCAGCCTCTTTACAGAGGTAAGGCGTCTCGGGGTGGAGCTTTCTGATCTCCTCCTCGATAAAAGCAGCCGTTTTGTAGTACCCAGCTTCATAGAAGGCGTTTGAATACGCCACCCAAGAAGCATAGGTGTCCTTTGCTAAGCGCGCACGTCGATTACTCGACGCACGATTTACGGTATACACGCTACGGATTTTCGTAGGGGTAACATCGGTGCCTCTGTAGGCATCGAAGCCACAGGATTCTCGAAAGAAGCCTGTCGTGCAGCATTTTCCATCGTTGAACATAAGTCCAACCTTAGGAAGATACTGGAGGATTGCACCATGGTATTCGGTGCGCACCACTATATCGTCGCCGTAAACCCGGATGGAACCTAGGACGTCAGAACGTCCTAGTCCGGATTCACGCATAATCGCTGCGACGCAGAGCGCATAGAAGATGAGCGACTCAACGGGAAAGCATACTGCTGATCCCATTGGGGCGAACTTCTTCAATGCTACAACTCTGCCATCAGGCAGCTTCGTATGTGTACTTCTCGACGCCTCTAAGGCGCGAACCCAGTTTTCTGGGAACAAAGCTCTCACGAGCTCGAGAGATACACGATCCGAAGCGTCCTTCATATCCAAGGTGACCCAGGCCCCGTTTCGGGAGCCGAGGTACGCATACCATTGGTTCACAGTCTGGTCAATGAAATTGACGTAGGACCGTGTTAACCAATGGGACTCGATTGTGTCGTATAAATTACGGCACAAACCTTGCTGGATCCACTGGTTCTCAGTGGGTTCACATGATATGAGACGAGGTCCTCTTGAGTCTTTCGGTACAAGCACTACACGTGCAGGTACTTCAGATTCAGGAAGATCCAGAAACTGATCGAGTCGATCAGCCAAGTGCGCGTTATTGTAGTGGAAGTACTTTCCATAACAAAACACGGACCCCAAACGCGCGTTGTAGCGCGTGATATGTGGTTTCTGATGGGGTTTTAACCCATCAGCGACCGCACCAGGGCCATGACGTGGGATGATATCCAAGGGATCAGAGTTAGCAAGCACGCACCTAATGATGCGACTAGCTTCCTCGATAACCCAAAGATCACCGTCCCTGAGCTGTGACTTATGGAAGTCCAGCTGATTGTCCACTTCAATGAAACCGTCAAGAACGGCTTTCGTTGTCGTATCGTCATAAGGCAACTCTAGCTTATAAAAGCAATAGAGAATCTGCCGCAGTGACTTAAGTACGTGTGCATTGCCGAGTGGCAATTCACACCCATTCGAATCGAATACCTGGCTCGTGAGCTCCCAGAGAAATTCTGGAAGTTCAGTTCCGTGCTTCTTCTTGAAGCCGGTAACAGAGAGTGGTATACCTTTGGCTAGGGCTAAATCAATAGCCTTTCCAAAGCGGGGTAAACTTTTCGTGAGAAAAGAAATACCCTGAGCACGAACGCGACGCACGATTTCTCGTGTATCTCGTTCACACTCCGTTTTCGAATAGGACTTACCTACCAGATCACTCAGGAGGCAACCGACAACTGACGTATACATGTTTATCATTGTGTACTGTTAGTTAGCTTTTCACGCCCGCCTTAACGGCTGAAGCGTCTTAAGCACTGTCGTAACCTCCGAAGCAATCAACTAACCGCTGTGTTTTCACAGCGGCATTGACCACGGTTTAGCCCGTACCCGATAAAACTCAGGTACGAGCTATCCAGCAGACACCCGTAAGGGTTAAGTCTCTGCGTTCAGAATCTTATCGAGGTTGCCCGATGCCTGTTCAAAGGCAATAAGGCGACCGACGATATCCAGGATTTCCTGGTTGGTAACCACTGAAGTTCCTTTGGGAACTTCAATGATAAGCCGCGCCGAAAGTTGGCACTCACCCTTTACAGGGTCAGTGAACAGCTTATCGAGGCGGACCAGATGCTGGCCGGTTGCAACATCCTTCACCTTGATGTCCCTGTGTTTGATTTGCAGGGTCTCAGGTGTGGAGTTGGCCGTCGCGGAAACGCGACGAAGAGACTCACTGATGGACGCGTTGCCAAGAAGACTATAAGTCTTCGAGGTTGCAGCGCCACCGTAGGTCGATGGGTTGAGAGCAACGTCAGTATTGAACATGTGCTTTGTCGTCTATGCTACTCAAGTAGCAGTTACCCAGGGGTTAATTCCCCAGTTCGGGTAGTTGTTAGACACAGACTAGCTATGACTCAGC